GACTAAAAAACCCCCGGGGTTAACCGGGGGTAAAAGGAGAACCATGAAAGCGGGGGTTGCCCGCACATGAATCCTATCATGCCGTTCGCCAAATACGTATCCCCCACATGCCATTTTCTATGCGGGCCATAGCGCGGATGGTGAACTCCCTGCGCCGTGCATGAATCATAAACTGCATTAAAAATGTTTGTGTTTTGATGCAGGGCACGAAGAAAGAGGAGCCCACATAGAACTTGCCCCAATCCACCTGCACCTGCACCCCTTCAATCTCAAGCGGCTTCTCGCTCACTATCGTCCTTCATAGCCATGATGGCTTCGGCGTCAAACACACGGCTGATCGTATCGTCTATCAATAGCGCATTTACGGGGGGTGCTGACATCATCGTACCCTTTGCCATACGCTTCTTTACAGAATCTACGTGGACACCAGAGTTACGCAAGTTGGACACCGTTTCATGGTAGCTGACTTGGTTCTTGGAACACCACTCTTTAAACTTCTTCTGGCCAATGAACAACCGCTTGGTATCCAGTTCATACCGGATCAGCAACTCCCCCCTTGGCTCACGGATTGGTGCGGTAGGCAAGCCGTTTTCGTTGGGCGCATCACGCACGATCAGGATGTTGTTGATGTTGGCCATGATGAACGAACCCAATGAAGTGCTGCCGTCAACAGGGGTAGCTTTCACATCACCACGGTTTACTTTCAGCAATGTCACAAGCCAGTTAAAGATGCGCTTCACGTCAATGTCGATCAAGCCCAACTGCTGAGCAATCAAACCACCTGTGATACCCAGTGCGCCTGTGGCAGACCAGAAGCGTTCACGTTGGCCAAGACCTGCGGCGGTATCCAAACGAAGCTGCACATCACGCAGCAAGTCCAGTACGTCAGTCAGGTTGTTGACCACGTACTTCATAAAGATTTCACCTGCAAGACCAAAATTGTCAGTCATCTTGCCAAACAGTGCGTCTGTGAATTCCTTGGAATGGGACTCGTCACGGTGGACCCGCAACTCAATGATCCGCATCATCTCTGCTTCAGGAAATTCCTTCAAGGAAAACAGCTTGTCATACAGGCTGCTGTTGGATGATGTGATTGCCAACAAGCGCCACGTAGTATGGTTGATACGCTCTGCGTTGGACTGTGACTCCATACGGTTCTTGCCGCGCCCTTGAGTAATTGCGTAGGCCAACTGTGATACCACGGTATCGCTCATGTTGGTGACTTCATCAATCGTTGCTGGCAAGTTATTCAGCACCCCGAAGCGGTGAATCTTGGAGTTGTACGTATCATCGTTCTGCAAGAGCAGCTCAAAGGGGTGACCCCAGATACTGTTGATTGCCATCTGCACAGTTGACTTACCCGTGCCAGACCCAGAACTCATCAGGTTCACAATGCCACCGCGCACTTGGGTGAACGGCATCAGCACACTACCAAAGCCCAACATGAACGTAAACGCTTGCGCTTCCATGCCGCTGTTGTTGTAAAAATTCACCACCGATTTCCACTCGTCAAGGTCACCCTTCTTGGTGAGCAATGAGCAGGTGTGCATGATGGCTGCTGACGGCGGGCTGTACTTCACACCTGTGGTTGTAACTTCACGGTCGCCAATGATGAACGATTTGTCGTCTGTCCAACCAAACTGGCTACGTACTTTCTCTGCTTGACTCATAATTTGTAACTCCTTTACCCAACGGGATACATAGAACATCAATTCGTCAACGGACTTGCCCAGTACCGCCATACCCTGCGCTGCAATAGCGTCACGGAAACGGTCCTTCGACAACACGCTGACCAGAGGCACGGAGAATTCGCGTACCCCATCTTGTGGCAAGTGCAACCGCATCCATAGCATTTCGCCTACTACCGGATCGTGCATACGCTTGACCACATAGAAGTCGTTTTCATAGATGAGCTTGTCATTGCCCTCTTCCTCAGTCTTGTTTGGATCGCCACGGCGGTAGACACCACCGAACTTGCCGCGAAAGAAAGGGAATGGAAACGTAGGGATGTTGTACACCCGTACATCTTTTGTGCCAGAGTCCAGCGTAGTGACAGTGTTGTCTTCCTCCGTGGCTTCAGCGATCTCTTTGCCCAGTAAGATGGGCGAACCGAACTTACCTTTGTGCTTACAGTCTTTGCAGACACCGGACCTAAGAGAATCAAATACGGTACAAGTGTACGGCCCTTTTGTCTCGCTCGCTTTGCGCTCAGTTTCACTGTGGCTGTAACTGCCGTGTTGGTTCGACATGGCATGGATTGACTCATCACGATCCACACAATGCTGTGCAACTGAAAGCCCTGCCCGCCATAGGGGTTCCTCTACTTGCAACTGGTGTTCGTAGATGTGGTTCAGTTGGCCACAGCCTTCGGCCTTCAGTGCAATGATCTTGGCAAAGCGGTACGTATTATTTTGACCCATCAGCGCTCTGCTGGTGGCATCGCTCCCTGCGTTCTTCAGGTGTTCCGGTACTTCAAAAGGTAATGCGTTGTCCGTCTGGCTTGGCTCGGGAGCGCCAAGGGCGGCAGCAAATTCAAACAAATCAATCTGGCCATCACCTGCTATGTACTGAACAGGTAAAGGATTTTCTGAGTTTTTAAAATTGGTGGTCTCCGGCACGCGCAGTATGCGGGCAGCGTCCGTGGTGCAGGATGGGTCGGCGAATAGGCTGCGTTCTACGCAAACATCTTTCAGGCGCTTCGCTACGGGTAACCATGTGTCTTTGTTAATACTCTCTGACAGTACCCAGTAGGCATGGACACCGTTGCCGGAGTTGATGCAGATTGGTTGTGGCAGTCCAAGGTCAGCACAGAATTGCCCCAATGCAGCCATTGCCAGATCACGCGTAGCGTAATCCTTCGTGGGGCCACAGTCCAAGTCCAGCCAGAATGCTTTAGCCCGATGGGCATTGGCAGCTAGGCGGCGTGGTGGGTCAATCTCTGGGTCAAACGTAAACATCGAGAAATACGTGTCAGCTTGGGCCGCATGTATGTCCCCGATCTCTTGGATCAAAGAAGGAATGTTGTCAGTAAACCGTGTGCGAATCTTGCCTAACTTGATGCCGACCGCGCAGTAAGTGCCAGAGTCGGCAAGCACTGCGCTCAAGAATTCGGTCATTGTCATGGCGTTTGTTTTTCAAGAAATTAGTTGCGCTCGATGTAAGCGAAGATGGTGGATGCGGTGTCGGCGCGGGGGGAATACTCCCCTGCAAACCATGCGTATACCGTGACGGCACTGACACCTGCAATCTCTGCTATCTTCTTCACAGAGATGTTTTTCTTGATGCACATTCGTCCAATCTTTACTCCGACAAGTCTGCCGCTTGCAGCCTTGTTCTTTTGAACCGTTGATAACGTATAGCCGATCATGATTTCTTTCTTGTAGTTAAAGGTGGGGCGACTTAAAGGGCACATAAAGTGGGAACGTGTCCAACAGCGTCTAGCAGCTTCCCAGTGCCGCCCCGATTCAAATCAGGATTCGTCGTCAGCCCATGCGTCTAACACGGCGGCTACGTCCTTGGTCTCAGTCTTCTTCACTGCGCGTTTGACTGGCTCGTCTGCTGCCTCTACTGCCATTCGGGTATGGGCGGGTTCAACAAACGGGGATGCCTTGGCCACAGGCACGTCACCATCAATCTGAGTCACTGTCAGGGTGACAGCGTTCAGCGCATCAGCCGACTCGCCTTGGCGCTTGCTCTCTGCCAACTCATCGACAGACAACGGGCGCACAGCGCGGAATGTCAGCTTGGGTGTGGCGCTGGCTGTATCGAAGCGCATCTCTGTCACCACTGTGCCGACTGGCAAACCATGACCACCAAGGAACTTGGCGTACTGCTGCAACGGCATCTTGCCGTTATCGCCTGTGCCAAAGATCGACTGACCGGGCAAAGTCAACTGATACACATCACCACCGATGTTGTTCTCCAGTGCCAATGCAACACGCTGGTTGAAGCGGCATGCGCGGCTATCGCCTTGGCCAGAACCTTTGATGTTCTGCTGGCAGTTCTGGCAGTTGGTGCTTTGCGGGTTCTTCACACCCTTGTCGGGTGCAACGCCGTCAGCAGACTGGCAAGCGGGAGCAGCGTTCTGTCCTTCGACATATGTACCAGCATAGAAGCTACGAGAAACTTTCTCGGCAGCACGAACAATAATCACGTTCATGGCGCGGTCATCGTTCTGGGCAACTTCCTTGCCGCCAACAATCATGCGGAATACACCGCCACGAATTGAGATACGTTTACCGTTACCGCCGCTACCCATCAGGGCTTTGGTTGTTGCGTCCAGTTCAAGGTTACGCAAGTGGGCTGGAAGGGTGTTGCCACCTTGGGAAAAGAGTGCGATGTCAGACATTGGATTGGTCCTTGGATGCGAAGTTTTTGATGAGGGTTAAGTCAAGGTTGAAAAATTTGGCAAGTTCACTACCGAAGAAACGATAGTTCTTGCCAACGCGGATAAATGGAATACGTTTGGTCGGGTCTTCCTCCCGAATCAAACCGTGGATAGTTGACGGGGCGACCTGCAATAGCTTCGCCACCTGCGCCAACGTGAGGGCAGTTTCCAATTTAGCTTCTCCTTACGGTTACAGTGTATTTGTTATCGACGTTCAAGCCGGGGGGCATGAGGTCGGGGTTTTCCCGAAGGAAGTTCTTCATATTCAACTGCGACACACGGCGCTCAACCAAGTCAAGGGCGTCATTGTCACGGATGAATTTGTGCATTGCGGCCCAGTCGCCTGTCCAGTAACGTGTTTGCACTGAACGAATCGCTGTACCGTGTGCTGTGCGGATACTCTCCGCACCTGTTGCCTTGCAAGTTTCAAGCAAGTTCTGTTCGACCAACTCCATCTTCTCTTTGATGGCGGTGTCCTCTTCTTCGTACTTTGCCTTAAGCACCGCACGAGCGTCACGCATTTTTATGTATGCTTTGACAAGTCTATCTGCTGTTATTTCCATGGTTTTTCCTTTGCGTTTTTGTTTAATGATACACCCAATCTTTACTTTGTCAAGTACCTCCTTAACTTATTTTATTATTGAGATCAAAAGCATCTCTGTACAACTCCATCAGGCTGGTCTGCGCTGTCTCTTTGTTCTCCAGTGCCTTGTACAGCTTGGCTTCTACTGGACTTCCTTGGAGCTTAACCACCAGACATTTGTTCGTCTGCCCTGCACGGTGGATACGGGCGTTAGCCTGTGCGTAGGTCTCGTAAGATGTGATCGGTGCCCACCATACGATTGTGTTGGCCGCGTGCAGTGTGACACCGTGTGATGCAGCTTGGGGCTGGATGACAAGCACCTTCGGGTCTGCTTCCTCTTGGAACTTCCGAAAGATTTCTGTGCGTCTACCTGCGGGTATACCCCCGTGTATCACGTCTACCGTGTACCCGTCACGGCGCAGTTCTTCGTACAGGATGTCAATGGCATGGCGGTACGGTGCGAATACCAGCACCTTGTGGCTGGACTCGTCAATCACTTCTTTCAACACAGCCGTGCGACTGCTGGAATCAAACGATACGATCTCACCACTATCGGAATACACCGCGCCACAGGAGATTTGCAGTAGCTTGTTCAGCTTGGCCGCAGCATTGACCGCAGTGACTTCTTCGCCTGCCGCCTGCATAGCCATGACCTTGCGTAGCTTCTCGTAGTACCGCACCTGCTGCGGTGTCATAGGCACTTCTCGCTCTGAGTACAGCAGGTCTGGCAGGTCCAAGCATTCGTCCTTGGTGAACCGGATAGCGGGTTGCAGTAGCTGGCGTACCGTGTGTTCGGCTTCTTTCTTTGGAGCCCACTTGAACGCTGTGATCTTGTTCATAACCTGATCGCGGTACAGCGTGAAGCTACGTGGTGCAGCCGATGGGTTGATAAGTTTGGCCAGACCATACGCATCAAGCGGTGACTGCGAAGCGGGCGTACCCGTCAACATCCACAGCCAGCTATCGGGGTTGCCAAGGACAATACGGTTCAGTGTCTTCCATCGTGTGGTAGTGGCGGTCTTGTATGCGTTGGCTTCGTCAACCACGATCATGTCGAACTTGGCCTTGATGATGTCCTCTTCCACAATACCTACGCCATCAAAGTTGATGATGACAAACTCAGCATCAGAGTTAATGATCTGCTGGCGCTTCTCTCTGCTGCCGTAGGCCACGCCCACCTTGCGGTGCATGGTCCCTTTGAAGATGTCGTTCTGCCACGCTGACTGCATGATGGACAGTGGGCAGATGATGAGCACCCGTTTGATGTGCTTGGCGTTCATCAGGTAGTCGCATGCCCAAGCAACAGATAGCGTCTTGCCCGTGCCGGGCTCACTGAAACAGAAGGCTTTGCGGTGTAGCGTGAGGAACGCTGACGTTTGTTTCTGGTGTGTAAATGGCTGGTAGATTCCGGGCCACTTGTATTTAGCAATGATGGGCGAAGGTACGTTCTTGATTTGCAGGTTCTTCAGCACCTGCGCTTCTTCCAATCCCCAGTGAACCATCACTGTGCTGACATCACCTTCTTCCAACAATGCGCTCTTTGGTATTACGCTCAGCACCTTGTACGGGTTACGTAGTCTGAGCTTTAAAGCTTTACCGTCAATGATTTCCATGTGTTCTCCAATGCAAAATAGACCGAAAGTGGTGTCCACTTTCAATCGGTTATGTGACACCTTACGGGTGTCAATCGGCTAAATCACTCAACGGAACGTAAAGCTTTAGCTGGTACGGTTACAGGGTTAAATTTCTAAAGCCCCCGGGCTACCACTCATACCTGACGCGGCCCGTATTATTCGGTTTACTTTTTCTTTGGCTTGTTTACCTTCACGGTGTGGTCGCTGTTTCTGCTGAAGGATCGGTTGGCGCTTGGGGCTTCGAGGCGTAGGTTACTTTTGGCCGTGCTCCCACCTTTAGAAAGTGGGCGCTTGTGGTTAATATCCTTGCCAGTGCGGTCGATCCCTTCCCTGTC